ATCATACTCCTGTTGAGCAACGTCTCTATCTGGACCAACGAAAGTTGAATCAGATAATGCTTCCAACAAATCAGACTGACGATTAGCCATGAAGTCTATGACTTCTTGCCTCTGATCTTGATCAAGAGATGCGAAAACAGCCCTAAAGTCCTGATCATTAGCCTTTATAATAGCCTCAAGTTTTCTGTTTTCCAGATCCTCTTTTCTTCTTAGTGCATCGGCTTCTCTTCGAGCCTGAAGAGCAGATAGACCACCCTGACCAAGAGAACCTGCAAGGGTGGAACCGGGGACTGCTCCTGCTGCCATCATACCGAGACCGAGTTCTAGGAGTAGGTCATAGTCAAACCCTCCTGAGCCACTATCGGATGTGTCAGTGTCTGGGTCGGATGTGACTGGGTCTGGGTCAACTACTGAGTCTTCAGGATCTCCGGCCATAGCTGCGGCCAGAAGGGGTGTCATTCCTGCATCAGAGTTGGATCGAGGTGATCCAGAATCAATCAAAGTTTCTCTCTCAGCCGCAATCTGTTCGGGCGCTGCCGCAAGGGCTTCTTGGGCAAGTGCAAGAGCCCGTAGCCGATCATCGTACGCCCGAGTATTCCTATACGGATCTGGAGTGATAACGCCTCGGTCTAATAAGTCTTGTAAAACAGCGGGTGACGGAGCCTGCGGTGACCCCTCTTGTAAGGCTACGTCCATCCAGTTTAAATGTGGAGGAAAATTATACATGCGTCTATTTTCTGGACTACTGGTAAGAATCCCTTCCTCTCTAACTCTCCTTCGGAACTCTTCTTCTTCAGTCATAGCCTCTTGTAGTACTGCTGCTTCCGCCATGGCACGGGCTTCGTCGGGGTAAAGATTAGCGCCGGTTCCTAACTCTTCGAACTCAACACCATCGGGAGAACCATTCGCATATCCTCGTTCCCTTTTGATCTCTCCGCCGTCCTTCAGGAAGAGACTGGCGGCGAATCCGCCGGGTCCTAATGCGCCGCTTGATCCTAGAGCACCTAGACCAGCAAGTGCTGCACCGGCCACCTGTCCACCCACGGATGGGGGCTGACCAAATGTGGTTTGTAGGGATGATCCGGGGACCGAGGCACCGGTAAGAAGACTCTGTAAGCCGGATGCCTGCGCCATTGGGTACTGACGCTGTGTCAGGAAGTCCTGATATGCAATATCAAGGGCACCCTGACGTTCAGCACGGTTTCGCTCAGCGGCAAGCTCGGCTTCTTTTAGTCCAGATGTCGTAACGGTCTGTAGTCCTGTTCCTAATGCAGCCATCTGTGGAGCAGCCTGTGATGCCGCAGCACGGTCAAGAGCTAGTTGGGCAAGAGCACTATCGTAGGCCCGCTGTGATCCAGTTGCCTGAATGTCCGCCAGATTCTGCTGGATGTTTCTCTCGGCTTCTGCCTGTTCAAGAGCTGCACGAGAACCGCCAAAGGCACCTGCTTTTGTTGCCTGAGAGTCAAGCTGGTTACGCTGGATGTCTCCCTGTCTACGAGCTTCTCTCAGGGCAATGTCGGTGACACCCTGTTGGAACGGGGACATGAATGGGCGTATGTCAGTTCCGGCGAGCTGGGTTGATCCTAGTTTTGACTGGTTAAATGCCTCGGTAAAAAAGGGGGAAGCAATCCCCGAAGTGTCTATGATGCCCTGACGAGCAGCAATCTGATCTGGATCAGAAAGAGCCTGTCGTGGTCCCTGATATGCTTGATAAGGTTCGAAAGCAGTCTCGGTAGCTCTGAGAAGATTAGCCTGATTTAGACGATTGTACCATTGGGGGAAATTAGTCTGACTTTCGACTTTCCCCTGCTCTTCAATTTCTCCCGGGCTAAAAAGAGTATCCAGAAATCCCATTATGCTTTCCTTTTTAAGTTTTCTACCAGTTGATAAATAATATCCTGACCAACCTTGTTTGCATCGCCCTCTCGGGCACCGTTCATCATGCCAAGGTTTGTGATGGCCTGACGGGGGATCACATATTCCTTGTTTGAAACACGGGCTGGAACAGAGTTAAACGGGTTCTGGAGATTGTCCATCTTGCCCGAGATTCCGCCGCCTGCTGCATAGACACGGGTCTTGATAGCATCCTCACGGGGACCACCGGGTCCACGGATCATACCATCGTAGCTCTGGTTACCCATGAGCTTTTTGGATAGGGCTGCAAGGCCACCCTCGTTACCTTTTACCGCATGGGCAGGTACGACGTGGTCACCCTCGACCATGGGGAGTGCGTTTCTGCGTCCACGGACTGAGCCACCCTTGGCAAATGAAAAGTCTGGGACCGTCTCAGACATTGGGTAGGATTTTCTAAATAGAGCTTGCAACTCTTGTACAGCTTCCTCTTGAGTTAAACCCCGAGACTCCATCCTGTCTCTTACCGCCTCTTCCACCGTTACGGTTCGCTGAGGATTATCTTGAAGTAAGCCGGGGAAAGGCCGTTGGGTGTTGCCACCATTCTTAAAACCGTCGGGAGAATTAGCCACCTCGACCATTAGATCTAATTGTTCGGGTGTCATGCCCTTCACACGATCCATTGCCTCTCTTCCAGAGAAGCCTTCTCTTGTAAGAATGTCGAATGCAGTCAGCTCTCTCATAGAAAGATTGAATTCGCTATCCATCGTGGGAGTAGACTCGGCAGGAGCTACGGGGGGAGCTAAACGCTCTACTTCAATCTCAGGACGGGCACCTTCTGGGATAATATTTAGGGGGCTACCGGCTGTTACATCGAATTGTTCCTTAAATCTGAATGCCTCGGCATCGCCACCGTAGCGGGGAGATCCTGTCTCAGGGGGAATAAGACCACCGGGGATAATGGGTCTACGAGCCCGGGGCTTATCAATAGCACCGAAAGGATTCTCACTGGCTCCTTTAGAAGCTGTTTCTAACATCATAAGATCCTTGAGCATCTGGCTAAACCGGGCAAGGTCTGTGGATACCGAATCATCTGCTGCGATGTCACGAACACGTTCATCGCCACGAGAGGTGAGGTTTTCACCTACCCGGCCACCTTCTGCAAAAGGTTCGGGGGTCTGCGGCATATTCCCAAGTTTTTTAATAATTTCAGCAAGACTCAAATTAGACATTGAGTCTCCAAACTCTGGGAAAGATTCTCGGTAATCGAACATTGCCTGTTCTGGGGCTACCCCAAATCTTTCAAGGGCTGCACGGGAATCTGATTGACCCAGTGCAATTCTCTGAAGATCAGAGAGATAATTCTGAATATCAGCGGCTTGTCGTAATGCTTCAAGAGGAGGAGGAGGAGCGGCCGCTGCGGCAGCGATAGTTGGTAGTGTCTGTGGCCGGTTCTTTGGTCGAGCCGCACCTTCGGGTCCGCCACTTCGGTCGCCTGTTGTATCCCTTTGTCCCCTTTGATTACCACGAGCTCGATCACGAGCTTCTTGGTCTGACCCCATATCTGGTCCACCACCACCAAAATCTACCATTATAAAATATCCTTTGTTTTTCTAATCATCATATTAACCTATGATACCTTTTAGTTTAAGATCTTGCAATAAAGTCCCCAGTGCATTTGCAACAACAGAGACCGAGATTTGACCCGCACTTACATCATATGTTCTATTCACAGATACATTTGAAATAACATAAGGCTCCTGAGAAGCAGCCTCGATATTACTCTGATTATCCCGTAGTTCCAGATTTCTGATAAGCTGGGACCACGCCCCTTGCATCTCAGGGGTTGCACTTCTCGGTGCCCCCGGATATCTGACAAAGAATTTTCCTGATTTTCCTACATCAATAGACATCCTTAGCGTTTCCCGTCCGGTACCAGATCAAGTCTGAATGTGCCGAGCCTCCATGAAGTGCCGACAGCACTTGTGGATATCCTGAGGTTTGCCTGTCTTCCACGGAGTCTGATGTTCTGGAATCGGGTCGATGCCGAGACAACAAAGGGACCTTTGGATACTGTTGTTGCCGTGGGGTATTGTTTAGCACCCATCAGGATGTTGACCTGTGGATCATTGTTGATTCCCCCGGGGTCTGTGAGTTCAAAGTCCGGGATAAATTTATCTGCAAACAATAGATCATCGCCGTCCCCGAGATCGAAGTCACCACTCTGAATAAAGGATTCGTATCCGATTAACTGGTTATCTCCGATGACAGCACTGTAAGTGTCGGCGGGCTCGTTGTTATAAAGATAAGCAACACCAGCCGAGACACCTGTGGTAATAATATTTCCAAAGATGTCCGACCCATAATCCCATGTTGTCCAGTAGGCATCGCCGAAGACCCAATAGTTTTCCACGGGGCTGTATGAGATATATTTATTACACTCTTGCGAATCAGCAGATGGGTATAGCCATGTAATCTCAGAAAATTCTGTGTTGATACCACAGAATACTTTTTCTTTCTGAGAGAAATTAAAGTCTGAGAAAACATATTTTCTGGCAGATGACGGGAGAACCTGTACCTGACCGTTGAAGACAAAGAAGTTGCTCTCACCCATCCAATACAAACTACCATTAAAATCTTTTGCTGCATGGGGTGAGATCGAACCACAACCGTCACCAAGAATATCCGTGGCAAAGATATAGGGCTGTCCGACGTAAACCATGCCGTACAGGGCCGAGTCTGTTAGTACAAGGACACCGCCTCTGGAATAGACACCCTGATTGATCTGTGTTCCCCTCTGGATTCGGAAATCACCTGCGGCGTTCGTGACTGTTGGCGTCCATACGTCATAGTCTTCCTGATCAGACCACCTGATCAGCATAGGATCGAAATTACCGGATACGTCATTACAACCCAAGGCAATGACGTGTCTCGATTTTTCTGAGACTATGACACTGTTGACAGATACAGGAGCAGCCGAGACAATTTGTGCCCTTACGTCAGTACCTGATGTTGCATCCCAGAGATAGATTGAGCCTCCACGGGGATTCGCCAGAAGATCCTCTCCAAAGGTGTCCATGCTCCAGTTACGCATACGAAAAACAATATTTGATGCAGAGGCAGGAGTACCGTATGTTCCCGTGCCGTAAGTGCCAGCGCCCCAACCAAGACCGTTAATATTAAATTCGGGTCCTGACTTTAACAGGGAATGTAGTGTCACAGTCCCCACGTTCGCAGAGGTCGCAGCGGCCACGGTCGTGTAAGGAAAAGTAAAATGGTTAGAGTCTGCTATCGAGTCAATGGTAAACGTGGAATTAAGGAAAACATTGCCGCCAACTGTTGCAGCCATCGAGGTAAATACGATACGATCACCAATTGCTCTGGTGTGTTCTGTCAGAGATACAAGAATAGATGAAGAACCAACGGAGGTGCTAATCTGGTTGACCAAGGATGTAGTTGAAGTAATAGGGGTAATGTCAGAGACTGAACCACCCTCGTAAATTTGAAGTGCATTGTTTGTTCCCCATGCAATATAGTTTTCTTGATTTAGTCCTGACCAAATCTGGATGTCACGAGGAGTTCCTGTCAATTCACCAAGAACTCGTTTGTTCCAACCCCGGATATTTTCAGGGTTGCTATTACGAAACCGGACACGGTTACCGTCATACCAGCCGCCCTCGGCCTCGTATTGTGTATCATCACGAAGAAGAGTAGCGGCAAATTTAAATTTTGTTGTGATTGTGTCTGTTGACATGTTAGATTATCTCGGAAAATTTAGGAAAACTTGAGATATGATACCCCCAAGAGCAGCGGAGAATCCGGAGAGCATCATCAATGTTTTCCAGCCACCTTGTGCTTCTGAGAGAGTAAGAAGAATTTTACGGGTGTCGTTTCGGACGGCACTCAGTTCTTTCTCAAGAAGAACAATCCTAGCCTCCATATTACCCAGTTCTCTGTCTGTGAAATTAGCCATTTTTAGTCACTCTCTTTTATACCAAACCAACATACAAGAGTATAACGATTACCCGATGTAATCATGTTTACTCTGTGCATGACAGAGCCGCCTCTAAAAAGAATAAGTTCCCCCGTATGTCCTTTTATCCCTAAGCCAAGATGTGGAAATACAAGTTCACCTCCTTCATAATCTTCATTAAGATAAACTATAGCAGCAAAATGCCTGTTAGGAAATTCTCGGTGCTCACCCAGATCATCATGTGCTAACATCTCATCCCCTTTGCCCCACCTTACAGTATGTGGGTTTAATATTGATAGGTCGAGACCAGTTTTTTGTTGGGCGAATTGTAATAGTCTTTCCTCAATAACTCCTTTATTTGCCTCAATAGTTGACCAGCACGTCTTGTTTCTCCAAAGATCAGAAGGATCATCAGGGTTTTCAGGAACCCAGTTTCTGATTAAATAAGAACATTCGTCTGTGTCTAAGAAAGATTCCTTAGAGTGAATATCGTTTTCTTCTAGTATCTTGAAACTATCGTTATAGTCTATAACAGGAGAACACCGGACAAACCTACGTGCTTTTTTAAAATAATCTTTTGTCCACTCATCTGCTTTGTCACGTTTGTCTGTCAATACTTCTCGTTCTTTACGAATACTATCCGGCTCATACATTTTATAAATCTTGGTATTTTCGATGGTTCCGGTGTCCACAGGAATAACACGGGCAACGGGGGTCCCTTTTGGGATTGTGGTTTTTCCCTTGTTAATGACCCTGATTGTCAGAAACCATGGGTACGATAACCAATCAGTCTCGATGACTGCGGACATCGTTTGAATATCTGTGTTGTCTGTGTTAGGAACTGGCATGACCATAAGATTAATGTTCTCATCAGTGCGCCAGATATAGCCGGGGTCTAGGGTAAATGTACCTATTCCGAAGTGACTCTTTGCACCGTGACCTTCTATGACTGTGAGATTATCTTTGTAGACACCACCGTCCCACTCGACAGTGATTTCTTCATTTAGTACCAAGTCCCATCCAAGGGTATTTGCACAGGTAAGAGGTGTGCATTTATACGTGTGAGGGGAAAACCAATCTCTGGTTTTAGTTGCAGGGACTATATCAACTGATTTGACTGAATCAGATATAACCGGGTAAATCTTTATCATACTAGTTTTACAACGTATCTATTACCAAAACCCACAGGGTCTGATATGAGGGGGATATCTAAAAGAATTTCATATTCTGAGGAGTTTAAGGTGGTCTCAGGATTCGTACCTTCAACAAGAGACTTTGATGCGATAAGAACTTCTTTTCCCTCGTCTCGTAAAAATCTACCCAGATCCAAATTCTTTTGAGCCCACCCACCATAAAAAATACGGGACATAATATAGGTATCGTAAGACATATCAATAGTTTCTATAGAGGCCACCTCTGAAAAAAATCTTATATCGTAATTAAATAAGACAAAATTACAAGCTGCGATCACTTGGGATTCGTCCAGATCCTCGTAGACAGCATTAACACTCCCTAGTTTGTGTGTGATGATAGTTGATGTCCCAGTCCCACAGCCTATGTCGCATACCCTCTTATCTTGCCAGTAATTTGAATAGTCCAGAGGAGAGGTTGACCCCCTGCCCTTTAACCAACTGTATTTAATAATTTCTTCGTTGGTCCATTCCTCATTAGCATCAGTAAAAGGAGGGGTCGGCTCCATGTCCTTATCCCAACCAATAAAGGACAAATCTCTGATAATGCTGGGAAGAATAGTTCTTCCCTGAACACACCTGATTCTCTCATAGTTATTATAGAGTGCATCTAAAACAGACTCTCGATTAACGGTCTCTGTTTCAAAGTAAGAAGATACCAGTACTTTCCAATCAGGGAGAATAGTGTTCTCCATGACTACGGCTAGTTTTTCAGCGTATGATGCGGGCATTACTCAAACACTCCTGTGTAATTAAGAGATTTTAATATACTCTTGTCTATGTTGTTCTTTATGACATACGACATGTCTGGTGTCATATTATACGACATACGTGGGTCCAGAGCCATTCTTTTTCTTTCAGGGGTAAATTCAAAGGAACCGGAAACTTTTATTGGTAAGCCGTCTTGATCTATTCTGGTATCGAGATTCTTCAGTGTTGTCACGGGGTCACTGATAAGATCCCGGTATTTTACAAATTTAATAACTGAGGAAAAAGGATTTGATAACCAGAAGTGGAAAAATCTGTTGTAGAGATCACAAATGTTTTCCAAACTGTATGTCTTATACTCTTCGATAATATCGGGTGTATCCCTGAGTGTCCGGCTTGTGGCGCATCTGATCTCGGTGTGTCCTTTTTCGTAGTGGACTCTGTAGTGATCACCAAGTTCCCACGATTGAGAGATGATGCTGTCGATCCATTTGTACGGGGACTTATGAATAATTACCCTGTCCATGGATTTAATCTTGTCTGGGATGTCTGTCTTGACAAACTCGTGCTTGTACTCGGTATGCGTATTATCAGGATCAAGAATGGTTTGAAGATACGTGGTACCTGATCTGTAAAGACCACAGACTAGGGTAGACCTTTCCATTGAATATCCCGGATGTCCTCTGTTCTGCACCACTGTGAAATCCCCACAAA